AAGAAATTCTCGGAGTTTATATTCTTGGTTGCATCCTCAGTTACAATCATTTTTAATAAATCCGTATTGGCTGGAATGCAAACGCTTACCGTTCCATCCGTTGTTACGCTGCTTGGCGTTATTGTTACCCCTGTCGCTGTAGTTGTTACTGATGCGCTTACTGCTCCGTTTGGAAGCAATATTCTGACATCAATACATTGAGCGCCATCTGATGGCTGTATAGGATCCACAGGAACGTTTACGCCATCACTTATGATATCAGTAAAATCATTTAATAAAGTAAAATCAACCTCGCCAGTTGTAAGGTTAGACTTCATGTCGTTAATCATGTAGCGCTTGTCTCGAATTATTAGCCTGTCATTTAATTCAAGGCTTGTAAGTAAGCTAATCGGCAGAATCGTTTTTACGCTTGTTTCTCTATTCTTTAAATTATAAAGATTGCTTAAGTAAGGAGAATAATAAATACTAAACAAAGTATTAGGCACAACTGCATCAAGTAATGTGCTTATGTCTGCGTTAAAGTTTAACGTGTAATTTATATTTGTATCCAGGACATCTTGACCGAAAGGCATGTAAACCGTTTGGCTTGTGCTTCCTCCGTTGTTGAATTTATAGTCCGCTGACAATTGGTCGTACATATACAAAATCATAGGCTTCGATGTATAAGCATTTCCGCTTTTATCTATGGTTTCGCCTATTTGCAGATTCGTATCCGTAAATTTCTGCATCATCATATTTTCAAAAGGCAATTCTACTTTAAATTCTCCACCGTCATAGTCAAAAAGCTCGTCAGTATTTCCGTATCCCCTATTTGTTAAGTCCCTAAATATCTTGTTTGTTGCGCTCTCGCTTTCTTGATAACTAAATAGAACGTTTTTATATAGTTTAATCCTATCAATCTTTATGCTTTTTATATCCGTGTATTCGGTAATATCAACTAAGGCTCCTTTGCTATACCAATCATCCAAAGGTTCAATTTGATAAGTATCAACCGCCAATGGATAGCAAGTTAAATTAAACATCTTTAGCATTCCGCTAAAAAACGATTCAACGGTCATATCAGGCAAGTAATTTACTACGCTGATTTCAGCAGATATGCTGTAAGCTGCTTGCGCTTGAAAAACATTTGTTAGAATAGGTGACACAGGTATGCCTAAGACCAAATATGTATAAGCGCCTCTTTGTGTATATTCAACAAAAAAGTCTAATGTAACGCCTACCGTTGACCTTAGAAAAAATTGGAATGTTCTTGGGGTTGATACTTGATTGTTTGGTATATTTAAACCAGCTTGAAAGCCTCCTCCTGAACCTTCTAATGTTTGCATTAGCTGTCCGTCTTGATATACATCAATATAATATATTGCGCTTGCATCACTAACATTTTGAACATTAAAATCTATCTTATGGTTGGCAGTCAAAAAAGAACCAAATCCAGGCAATGGTCTGTCAGGAAAAGTTGCATCTAAATTATATTGGCTTATTGTAAGCGTATCATTTGCAATACTAAAGAAATCGCTTGCTGCTAAACTTGCGTTATTGTTTTGAGATGACGTTGTCAATGCTGTTATGTCAGCAAGTGTCGGAGGAGTATTAAAAACAAATTCATTCGCATTTTTGCAATATAGAAAAGCATTCGTAAATCTCTTGGCTGCTAAAAAAGTTCCTTGAAAGGCAACTCCGTACTTGGATGTTATTGCTGCAAGGATGCTTATTAATTTTATAGCTGGGAATAATTCATTAAATGCAATCTCTCCGCTTCCTGTGCTTGGTTTTATATCGGTGCTTCCGCCATCGCCATAAGTCAAGTTTCTTGCAACTATTAATGGGTATCTAACTTTATGATTCGTAGCCGCATCGGTTATTCTTGTCAATACCTCTGCGCCACTATATGTATGAGCAAAATTATTTAGAAACGTTAATCCTTCCAGTTTGTCCTTTCCAAATTTGTCTTTTAAGCTTGTAAGGTTTCCGTAAAAGGTTACTTGATAGCTGTACGGCTCATTGTCTTTTACTTCGCTTTTCTCTAAGGATATTTGCCCCTCTCTAAACGTAGTTAAATCAATCTCAATTAATGCAGCTCTCCTTATGTTTTGGTCTATGGTTTGGCTTACATCATTTTGGTAAAAGTGATTAAAGATTTTATTGTTGTTTGTAGTTGCTGGAACTGACCAGCTTTGCGAAAAGTCCGTAAATACCTTGCTAATATCCTGAACATTTTGTTGCGTGCTTTGAACGCTGATTTGCTCGTCATCAAACAAGTCAAGTTTCTGCCCTTCGATATATACTGATACGCCTCTCATTAGGTTACGTTATTTATTAGGTCAAATGCAAATTCAAAGTCAAGCGTATAATTCATTGTACCATCGTTTAATCCTGTTTGCTTTACTAAGGATTGTGTTTTTACTTTGGCTGGAAAAGCGTTCGTGTTTCTATTGAAATCTAAAACCGTTACATGCTCGCTCAACATTAATTGTTGAATGTATTCTGCATATCCATCATTTACAAAACCGCTGTTTAATTTTATTGATTCGTTTCCTGTTCTATTAAATTGCTTAATCTGACCACCATCTCCTGTTGCGCTATATGGTAAGGTCTGAGGATTCGCTTTATACTCGTTGCTTTTTATTGCTGTTGTTTTTTGATTTACCTTTAAGAAAAACATTCTTGACCAGGATCCGTATTTATTTACGAAGTCAACAACTATTGGGCTATACTTTGGCTCGCATACAGGCTTAAAAGTTCCTGTCCAAACAACATTAGAGCTTGCGTTTATCATTTCAACCTTATTTCCATGAGCAAGGTTTCCTGTATATACCCTTCCGAATACTTTTATACCAGCTGCGCTGATTGTAAATTCTTGCGTTGCGGCTGTGCTTAGATTTGTATATCTTATCTTTTCGCCAACAGCAACCTCAACATCAAAACTCCCAGCAAGCGCGTTTTTTTGCGTTGCGCTGAATGAACTATCATAGTGATATAGATATGTACCCTCATCAAGAAAGACGTTCTCATGCGCTCTATTCTGCCCTTCCATATATTCAGAGTATCCGTTTACGAATTGCCCTGTTTCAGTTCCAGCAGATGACTCAACGCCTCCTATTGTTTTAAATTTTTCTATGTGATAATTGACTACAAAATTTGTACTTGTCGCTGTATCAAAAAAGTTAGCCGTATCATAATCATAAGAACCGAAAGTAAAATACTCTCGAACATATGGCGCAATATTATAATAGGTGTTTACATTGTTTGAGGCTGGTATCTTTTTGCTCAACGTATATTGCGGCGATGCTGGTTGACTGCCTGTTGTCCATAGGTACAATTTAACCTTTGTTTCTGTTTGAGTTGCTACGGATATCTCAACGATGTATGGCGACCTTGCTAATTTAATACTCATTTGCTTAATCTTTTAAAATTTTCTTTTGTTATTTGGTCGAATAAGTTTTCTATATCCAAACCGTATTTTTCTACTAATTCATCAGGCAACCTTTTAAAATACTTTTCAAATGGCTTTGTAAAAAATAGCGTTGGTTTTATTCCTTTGTTAAATATGCTTCGAGCAATCAAAAAATTAAGGCTCTTTCTTTTTATGAATTTGCCTTGCTTATCTCTTGGCGCTATGCCTTTTCTTATTGTCCATTTATCAAATGCGCTTGGCGGCGGCATTCCTTTTAATCCTCGCTTGCCTCCTTTGCTTTTGTATGCGTATCCATCTAAAGATTTACCGCTTTTTACCCCTTTGACTCCTCGATCCTGATAGAATCCGTAGTCCTCCATTTCGAAACTTATCTGCACCGAGTTCTTAGATTCCTTCACATACGATTTAAGGCTGTCTTTAAGCTTTCCGCTTGTGTTCTGACTGGATAGGTTTTGCTTTGCTTCTCGAATGATATTGTCTCGAAAGTCATTTAATAAATCTTGTATGTTATTGAAATCAGCCATTAGCAGATTGTTCCGTCATTTGGTATGAGTATGTCGCATGTCATTGTAAAACCGCCAAGCTTGTTTTCAAAGCGCTCAGTAAAAGGCTCGCAAGTTGGGTTTCCGTCTACTTGGAATTTATCAGTCCATAAATCTCCTCTTCTTAAAAGTTCGTAGCATCTATTCTGAACAGCAAGCATTGAATTTAAAACCCAAAGCTCGTTGTCATTGCCATCAAATTTATTTGGACTCTCTTCTTTTGATATGTCCGTTATATCCATCGCAAGGATAGAAATATTGTACCGAATCACGTTACCCTCAAATGTTGCTGTATTGACAATCAAATGCACGAGCGGAAATATGGTTTGTTTCGCCAAGTCAACCTCAAAAATGTCCCCTTGCGTGACGGTTGAAATTATAGGATCCGATTCGAAGTGATTTTTTAGTTTGTCTATGATATCAAAGTAATTCATCGTTTCATTTGTTGTTTAAGTTCGTTTGCTTCGATTTCGTTTTTTTGTTTTTCGAA